GTGGAAGTTCACCCGACAATAATATTTCACCCTTTCCAGGAGTCAATTGATCTGCGCTAAATAGTAGATTAGGATTGGTTTCAAATACCTCTACAACTGCTCCACCATCTGGTGTTGCTTTGGTAGGTTTATTAATATCAATTCCTGTCAATTTAGTTCCCTCAAATGCAGATTGTTGAAACCACGAGGATTCAATGTTTGTCTCTGCAAATTTAGCAGAACTCGAATATGCTTGGTGTTTATATGAACCTACCGTATTTCCGAATTGTCCATTTTGTACATACCCTCTTATTCCTGGTATCCAAATCTCAGTCCTAGAGTCTCTACTATATTCATAAGGTCCCTTCCATTCACCTGATCTTAAATATGCATAATGTCTAGACTGACTTACAGAACCGCTGTAATAGTAATCTTTGGTTTGATATATACTAGATACCCTAGAGCCTGTAATACATGGTAATAATACTTCTCTTGCATAAATAGGTGTTAATTGGAAAGACATTGCACCTAGTGCATATCCACTTGTTCCTTTATGCACAACTAATTGTTGATCATGGTATCTAGATCCATCTATTCTTGCATCATATCCATGAACCTCTCTTACCTTTAGAGGGTTATTTAACGCCTGCGTATTTGCTAATTCATATGGATCCCCAGATGTTCCGGGATCTGTTACTTTTACATCATGCGAGGATGTAATCGTATATAGATGATGAACAGGTTCTCTCTTAGAGTCATCTTCCCATCCATGATCTACTTTTCTAATATTATTAATACTACCTGAGTATACCCCATATTCTCCACTAATGATAGTAAACGAAGCTGACTGGAATGGATCGGCTGGATTTGTAGATAACCACTTTCCGCTTTTTACCTTAACAGGTTCTGGAAATAAATCCTCGGTCAAGAATGGTTTTCCTTTATGACCAGTTTTACTTCTTTCTAATATTGTAGGTTCTATTAATAATCCTGATAATTCATTTGCTTTATTTGGGATAAATTTATTTATCATTTTAAACAGTGAACCATCAAAATGTTCTATTTGACGTATATAATCCCAAATGCCTCTAGGACCAGAATATTTTTGGAAATATTCATTTCGAATTACAGATAATTCTGAATACTCATTTTTATGATAATCTCTAGGATCTCCAACAAATTGATCTAAATTTGTTTGCCCAATAACATTTGCAATATCTATATTAATATCATTGGTTGGGGATAAATAAACGCCTAATTTATTGGTATCCATTGGGGCCGTATCTAATGCGGAATATTCCTTCCTAACATCTCTAGATAAATTAGAATATTCCTCACCATCCCAAGATTTTTGTTTTGGCAATCTATTATTTTCAATTCTAATTTTATTACTCATCGGTCTATTACCAAGAGTACTAGGCATATCAATATAATATGTTTCTTCTACATCCTCAAATGTTCCTCCAGTGGTTCCATGAACACTAGCAGACATATGGTTTATTGCTCCTACAGCAGAGCCATAACCAGCTGTACCGAAATCAAATGGATATTGTGGATGACTACTTGTAACCGAACTTAATGCACCTGCCGAAGATCCACTAATAGCGTTTGTTACCCTATCTGTTCCCATTCTATATCTTGCTATTAATTCATAATAAGAAGAAGAGTAATGATTACCAACTATACAATTTGGGTTTTGTACATGTTGATCAAATGTTGATTCTTTTATTCGTTCAGTCCATAATCTATATTCCTGCATGGATCCAGAAAAAGGTTTCTGGTTAAATCTGTCATAAAAACTGTCTGACAAATCTCTGCCTTTATAAGTAAACCATGACCCACCTGAATGGCCTAGAACCTGTCTTCCGTAATAGGATGGGTGAGCGCCATAATTCCTCCAATATGGATTATTTTGTGAGGTATACGTACTACCGGATACTTTTGGACTCGATCCTCTTAATGTATGAGTTATACGGCCTCCTGAAAACTCTGCAGATTTTTTTGCTAGTATATCAAATTGAACAGGTTGTGCTTTCCAAGAGTTTGCGGTTGAGCCTGATGGAGATGGGAATCTTAATAATATATTCCACCAATCTCCATCCAATAATGGACCGTATGCAGTTGATGCTGATAGATGACCTCCTGTTGTTGTTGAACTATAATGTGGATTCGCTCCGGGAGCCCAACTGGCTGATGTATGATATACTAATCTAGCATATGGTGATTTTCCTTTATGGTATATCCCATGACCGGATGAACTATATTCTAATACTAATGCATCGGCACCCCAATTGTCTGCCCATATGACCTGATTCTGTTTATATGTAGATCGAATTCTGAATTCTATAGATTGTAGTGGTTTGAATCCTGTATATGCTTTGGGATGTGCTACATCTGCTTTGATTCGCCTTACATATTTGTGGCTTAACCATTTTAGACCACCAGGTTCATTAAACTTTAACGCATTTGCAAATCTGTTGATTGCGAAATTAGAAGACTGTTCTTCTGGATCGGGTCCTCCAAATTCTACTATACGTAAAATGGATGATGGTATACCGTAACAATTAATTAAAGCCCTTACACTTCTTTCTGTTCCTTTAGATTTTAATAATGTAGGTAAATTATTAATTAATCTATTCCAAATTTCTTCCGATCTATTTTTTGCTGAAATGGATGGTAACGAGCCTGATGTATCGCCTAAACCTGTTTGTAATGTTGTTCCTGCCTGACTTGTTCCTAAAGCATGTTCCCACAAATCAGCATCAATGTTCCCATTAAATACTTGTAGACCTAGTGATTGAGCTACCTCAAATAGCATCTCTCTAGGGGTTCCTTCATCAGGACTTTCTTCTCTACTATGTATAGACGTTAAATGATTAATATAATTAAATAATATATCATAATGTTGTCCTAACATATGTGTGTATGTAAATATTGAACTATTCTGAACATCTTCGATAATAAAGGCAGGTAAGGCTTTTATTAGCATGTCCTGATTATCTCTATCATAAATAGATGCTGAATTAATCTGACCACCATAATAAAAATTGCCCGTATCATGTGACCCGAACCATTTTTTTACAGCCGGTGCAGATGACGAAACATTCATGTATGGTTTAGTATTATTATACTTTGGCCAAGTTGATGATTCGTATTTTATATTACCTTCTGTTGAAGAGCCTGAGCCGTAATACATAAATCTTTCATATGCATCAAACCCGTTTAATATCCCATCTATTTTTCTTTGATTGATTTCAATATTTCCAGTTACTTCTGTAGCCGCACCTGAAATTGCTTTTAGTTCATTATTAGAATCTCTGTAGTCTTCCAGCAGAGTCATTTTGTAATGAAAATTTCTTAATCTTTCCTCAGCGGAACTAAAGTGTATAAAATTTTTAAAATCTCTATAATCTATATTTAATTCAGATCCTTCACCCCAACTACCACTAACATATTTAGAAATTAATTGTTGTGATGTTTCTTGATTTGAACCTAATATATCATCCCATGTTTTGTTTACCGTATTCGGTGATGAACCAAAATCTAAACCTGCATCAAAATTAGGTCGCAATAATCTAAATCCTTCCTCCTTGGGTTTATTTACTAATGTTATAGTAATGTCAATTATATCTGAGCAAAGGGCCGATATATTGATAGTTCCCGCCCCTTCATTAGCTAATGGTCTAGATAATTTTAAATATAATCTTTTACCTAATGCAGACTCTGAACCTGGCTCCACATCAGCATACATATTAATTACAGGTGATATTCTAGATTGGCCTTCGTCTACCATCAAAGGTACTGTAAAAATTGTTGGGCTTTGAGAATTTTGTTCCTGTATTGTTTTATGTAATTTATAAACATGCTGATGCATTAATGTGAATCTTGGTACTTGATCAGGTGATGATTCAAGAAGATCGCCTTGTTTTATTTCTATCTCTTTAAAATCTTCCGAAATATTTGTAGGGTTCACATTTACAATATGCTGTCTCAAACAATGAATTTGAATATTATAAGTTCCGCCAATATAACCCGCCTTTGCTAATGCTGCTTCTAAATCTATAGACGTTGCGGATATTGGATCTTCAGGCAAGGTTCCATCTGAGTATGTATCTTGTATATACCAATCACTTGGATCAACTTGAGTAGATGTTTCATATTCACCCGCTAAATTAAAAATGTGAATGATAACAACATCATTAAGAGATTCTCCGAAGTTTGTTAAGTAACTTCGGCCGCTGATATTTGGTATTATTGTACTTCTTGCCATCTTATGCCCTAATCTAAATCACCAGAATCCCTCCAGCGGTCATCTGAAGCTTGTGATATCTTGTCTCTTCTACTATAATCCAGTGCCTCTTTATATTCTTCACTGCCTCTAGCACCTTTTAAGCCCATGTTAACAGATCTAAAAATAGTATCTAGAATGTGTGTAACTAGTCTTTTTTTGACCCACAGCATTAATTGAGCTTCTCTGTTTATTAAGAATTCTTCTGGTATACCTAAATGTATTTTAAATTCATTTAATATTTCATTTATTTTTAATTTATCATATAGTGCAGACCTTAAATCGCTTATTTCACTCGTGCTAGTTTGAATAGTTTCTGTAATTGGAATTTCTAATATATACCAATAATATTTTGTTAATGCCCAGTAAAATTGTTCTAATTCACTATTAGACCTTGGTCCTGATATAAATCCATCCCAAGTAAAGTTGTATCCGGGAAGCAAATTAGCATCTTGTATACTTCTAAGCGGGTCGTATATATTTCTATTCAAGTAGTAATAGTCTTCGCGCCACCAACATGCAACCTTAGTTTCCAATTTATTTAAATGGAGATGAAATTGTGTTGTATTAGCATGCATATCATAAATAATCTGATCTAAATCTTCCAAATATACTGTTTGTGAAATTAATGGTTCCGGGCCCGCACCTGGTATTATTAATTTACGTCGTTTGTTAATCATTGTTGAAAAACTCTCTTGATCGTTAACTATAACCGGTGAATTAAATTGAAATAGCATATAACTTTTTCCTTGTTCATCCATTCTATTTAGATTATAGTCTTTAAGCCATTGAGTATTCATATTTTTCATATTTAGATGTGCTAATGCTGCATCATGAATAGTTGTGGGTTTACCGAACCACCAATCTCTGACATAATCACCAAGTCCTTTATGCCATGTTTTACTAACTTTTTTCCAACCCTCAAGACGTGTATCATAATTCTGTGTTTCAGTCCAATATGAATCATCATATGGGGTATCATCTGATGCATTTTTCCATACATCAAACCACTTGATAGGTATCCTCATGTCTCCATTTGTTTTCTTATATGGAAATGTTGGGTATCCCATCCATGATGCCTTTTTAAAGGATATATCCTTTTTTATTCCGTGCTCATCCGCTTCAGTTTCCCAAAAATGACTTGCTGCGTTTCTGAAGAGATTGCCATCAAGTGGGACAAAACTTAATACAGCTGGGTTAAGATATCTTTTTTCAGGCATGTCCCAAGTTCTATATGTAGTGTTAAAATCGTCACCTATATTATTTACATATATACGTGCATTAATTCCCCAACACCCAACAGCAATCATGTTAAAAAATTGACTAGCAGTTCCACTACCCAGTCTTTTATCCCATAATCTACCACCATCTCTTTGTGCCTGAATCTCAACTCTAATTTTTCGTGTTCCTGTTGGTAAATCAATTCTTCTATGTTTAAATGCTGATAAAGATTTTGTATAACTGGTTGGGACATTAGTTAATTTTATTCTACGTATTTCATCGCCCTTGTCATTAAATAATGTATACGTTAAATTTAACATATCAATATACATTAAACAGCGGATAAAAAAATATGAATTTAATTGATGAGATTCATCATCCCAAGATGCAACGTCCGTTGTTGCTCGGGCCCAATCTGCATCACCATTATCCTTTGTCTGTAAATATCCGTAACTTTCGTATGGGTGGAATCTTTTGCTACTTAACCATGCTCCAACTTTTAAATCTACAGATGTAATACCTTCTATGTTTCTATCTATCACGTCTGTGATAGATGTTAAATCAATTTCTTGTTGAATCTTAACTTCATTTGTTTCGCCTCTATTTGCAAACTGAGCAATTAATCTATCTCCGTCTATTGGGCCGGGATACATAATTTCATCTGCAATATCCTTAACCTTTGGGGTCATATTATCTGTTGAGGCAAACCCTTTTCTTTTTATGCCGTCCCAAAAATAAGGATCTATCTGTTCCATAGAACCTTCTATAACATTCCATCCGGCCTCTCCTTGTTTCATTTCACCATTCTGTACAAGATTTCTAGTAAGTAGTGGTGAGTTGAGTGCATCTAATACCTCTACAGTAGTTGGTTCAGATAATACCGATCCAAATGCATTAGTTATTTCACATTGATATATTCCAGAATCTTCAACTTGTATATCGTCTAGTGTGATAGTAGGACGGTCCCAAAATGATGCGGGGTGTTGGATATCGTGATATGATAATTGACCTTCTTCATTACCGAACGGTATCCCATCCTTAGTCCATGTATAATGTAGTGAATGGTCAGATTCAGGATTGGTAAATGAATTATGATCCACACCGACACTTAAGATTAACTGTTCTCCCAGAACAATTCTTCTCAGCCCATCTTTTACATATACTTTTTTACTATCTTCTGACATTATGCCATCCCTATGCTATTATCATTTCCTAATTCTATACTATCAGGCATTCCAGTATAATCACCAGTTTCGCCTTCTACAGGTGGAACTTCTTCACTAAAGTCTACAACATTAAGATTAGAAGTAATTTTTGGTTTCATACCATATATCCCTGGAGATCTATCCGTATCATCTAATAAAAAATTAAATTGATAATCTGTGTTATTCATTACTTGTATTGAATCGGTAAATGTAACTTTATTATCAAATGCTACAAAATCTTTAAATTGTCCAGCTGTTGTTGTATCGATTTCGATTACAAGATTATTAATATCCGAATATCCTGCGGCTTCATTAAACTCTAACTCCAGTGAGCCCATCTGTGCTGTGTGATTTGATATTACATCGTGCCAATTTTTAAATTCCGTTGTTGTTTCACCCTCAGTAACATCTATACCATCTCTTTCTGCTAAAAACCTACCTTCTACATAAACTGGCCATAATAATATATTATCTCCTGTCCATTCTTTTCCTGTATATATTGAACCAGCTTCTACGGGAGTTCCATCTGATTTTAATGGTAAATCTCCTGAACCATTAACATGATAGTATCCTTTATATTGCATCATCGTTTCCGAGTTTGTCAATTCTCCACCAGTTGTATGGAGCCCATTCATTTTTTCAGGTGGTATTTGTCCTAAGAAATATCCGGGTATTATCCAACACGTTCCATCATCTTGTGTAGCTAATGGATTATAATTCCATGCCTCAGGATTTGTACATCCCTTAATTGATGGGACATTATTTAGATCAGGATGATTAGCTTGAGAATGCAATCCTTTTTTAAGTAACCAATCTTTCTGTCCAAACAATAAAGGCCCAGTGTATTCCTCTTCTGCGGTTTTTGTTGGAACCAGTGCTTGATATTGAGTTTTAGCATTTCGTACATGATACCATCCAATATAGGAATTCCCTTCAACTAAAGCACCGTGACCTGCTAAAGTTGCCATTTCTACAGATATAACATCTTCTAACCAAAATTCATTACCTTCTGTATAAAGGTGTGTTTCATAAGGTCCAACCTGTTCGGCACTGACGCTAAACGGGTCTATCTCTTCAGATTCACCTGAAATAACTATTTCAAACTCATCAGAAATATCGTTAATTGGGTCATTAATAATATCGTCTGGCATAATATTATCTCACTATCTTAAATAAATAATCTTTATCATAAAATTCAACTCTGCTACCTGACACTACCTTATATATAAATCTATAATATCTTTCAGGCTGCAATCCATCCATATACAAATCAAAATAATTACCTTTACTATCACAAGAGATAGCTGTATATTTTGTATCAAACGGTACAACAACTTCTTCTGTGTGGGCGTCTTTAATAGAATAATAACTACTGCTAGGTAAATATTTAACAGTTAATTCGGCAGATTTTGTTGCAAATGTTTTTGCAGGCCACTTTTCTCTTCCATGCACTCTAAATCTAGTCCTAGAATTTTCTTTATATTTTCCATTATTATGTCTCATGTATACTATATTATCTTTATCTAATATATCCAATGGATCCAAATTGCCCGTGTTGAAATTTCTATCAGTCCAACATACTTCTAGTTTTGGTGAATATATTGTGTGGGTATCTCTAGAGAAGAATTTTAAAGATCCTCTATCTTTGGAATCTCTCTCCTCTGACCCACTTCTTTTTAATAATAATCCATGATTAGGTATACTGCCTGATATCCATTTTAAACACATGTCCGTAATATCCATTCTAACATCACCCGATTCATATGTAAATGTTTGAGAACCATAATAATTTGAACCAGTATACCATGTTCCCCCTCCTCCAACAGTAACTGCTTCTCCGGGTTGTCCTGGGCCTAGCGATTCACCTTTGGTTTGATTATAAGAACTCGTGGTCCAACTTCCTGTACTCGCTGCTGCCCATGATGAAGTCGCCCATGATGATAATCCTTCTTTAGCTCCATTTCTAAAAGTCCAACTTGCACCTTCCGTAGTTGATGGATAGTGATTAACTCTTCCTATACCCATTTCCCAAGACTGTGACACTGCCCGTGCTTCTAATCCATATGTATAAGCTAGATCGGATGCTTCAGAAATAAACATATTTAAATAAAATTTTAAATTACTTTTTCCAATCGTTCCATCGGCTATGGATTGAGATACGCTATCCATATCAAATTGCATTAAAACTCTGGAGTTATATATTTTATCACCATAAGGTTCTGCTGATTGAGATATTAATTTGGTAATTTCTAATATCTCATCGATACCAGTATTCATTGAAGATGAGTGTTCAAATATTGTTGTGTCTTTTGTAGGAAATACGCTATAAATCATTTTTCAACTCCTAGTATGATGAGGTCTTACCTATTATATCAGCATTCGGGAACTTTAATTCAAATACTGCAGGGTCTATTGATGGATAAATTATTCCATTTTTAGTAGCTGATTCAATATCATACTTATTACCAGAATACCCCTTTGATTGTTTCCATTTATTTTTTATTTCTAATTTTATAACAGATTGTACTCCTTCATTGTCAGCTATTTTTGTTATTATTTTATTTACGGTTATGGGTTCATTAAATTGCCACTTTTTAATATCAAAATGATTTTTAATTATTGCTATACAACTTAATAATACTTCTGCTGCGTTATAATTTGGTAATACTATAATATCAAATTCAACGCCTATATTAATTATAAATCCATTTTTAATATTTATAGAATCTGTTAGCATTCTATAAGGACCTAAATATGTTTTTAAATTTTCTTTTGTTGCATCATTAACATTTGTTAAATTACCATTTTTATCATATCCCAATAAATATAAATTTGTTGCATTCGTGTTTGGGACAGACTGTGGATCAATATTATTAGCAACCTTTTCTAAAATAGTATCTGGTGCAACATATGCTTTTGATATTTGGCCAAATCTAGGTGGCATAGCATATACTCTTCCTATATAGTCTTCTCGTGTGACTATTCTATTTTGAGAATTAAAATATGCTAGAGCATTTCTTTTTATTTCTGCAGGTGTTTCTGGACCTGCTCCACCTTGTGCTGCTTGTGGGTTTTCTACAGCTAATGAATTTTTTACATCATTGACTATTGTAGAACTTAAATCAATATCAGTTGTGGACCAATAAGCCGTATCTACATTTGTAATAGTATTAGCAGCAACGTTTGCTGATGATCCCCCTCCTACTTTATACTTAACTGTTAATGTTGTATTATTAGGACTTTGTCCATATGTTTTAGTATGTAGAAAATTTGACGGATCAAATGCTCTATCTAAATTACCTATACCTTCTGGGCTATTGGCTCCAACGTTTTCCGGATTGGGAATTATTAATTCGTCTGCAACGGAGTTTATACCTGATCCAAAAATCAAGGCTGTTTTATTATCCGGAGTTGTTCGAGTAATAAACCTTTTTGATGTTTTCTTTAATTTAAGTAAATATGGAACCGATAAAGAATCATCACTCAATACAGCATCTTCCTCCGAAGTATTTTTTCTTTCGATGTAAACAGTTTCTTGGGCTAGATATGGAACCTCTTGCCAAGTATTACCTTGAGCATCTATAACTGATTCTATCTCTACAACATTGTTTTCATCAAGTGATAATTTTCTATATCTTGTTCTATCAGCTCCTATATTAAATGTTTTAGACTTTCTAATACCATTTGTAACACCAACAGATTTCTTTAGTAAAAAATAAGATGGTTTGTTTGTAGTCGTGTTTATCTTATAAACAGTAGTTGTGGTTGGATCTGCAGAAGATGAATATCTAAAATCAACAGGCCTGTCAGTTGTAAAGGTTTGGTTAGCTTCGGAAGATTTAAAAATAGAATCCTGATTTAATACCAATGCATAAGGCCAATCCGGAGTACCCGTTGCTTTAGCAGGTATGATTAAAAATACATTAACGTTAGTTTTAGAAACTCTTGTAGGAGATACCTTGTATCCCAACGTATTTGCTATATTAACTATATTTGATCTTTCTTTAGCATACGGTAGTAAATTTTCCTTAATCTGATTATCCATATAATAGGATAATACATCACCAACATATGCTGCTATTTCCACAAACATCGTACCAGGTGATGCACTTGAAAAATCATTGTGTATTGTTGGAAAGTAAGTTTTTGCAAATTCGGATAAATTATTTTTAAAACTATTAAAATCTTTTCCTAAATAATTAATGTCTTTATTTCCTAAGTCTGAATTGTATGCCATAATTTATTCCCTATATAATAAACTCATCATCATCATATCCACTATCTATCATTACAGGTGGTTCTCCTCCCTGTGCATTAGCCGGTGTCCCATAATTCCATAGTTGGTCACTGGTTGTTTGATATGATGCAAATACAGGACCGTCGTTTCTATTCATTAATGTTGTTAATATTTGCTGTACGCTTCCCAAAACTTTATATTTTATTTGAACAGTTATACCATGACTATCATTACCATCCAGCCCCTTTCTATTTACTTTAATTTGTATAATCTCAACCCCAATGCCTGTATCAGATTGATATTCTTCAATTGATTTTCTAACCTCGTCTTCTATTAATTGTGCTAGTTCAGGTGTATTCTGTCTAAATAAAAATTTGTGTAAGTCAGTTCCAAATTCTGGATTGGAATATCTCTCACCCTTCTGAGTTAGTATCATATTGATTAAATCAGACTGAACTGCTTGTGCTGTACTATATGCTAACTTCATTCCATATGGACTATGTTCAGATGGTGTTAAGGGCAATGTTATTCCTATACCATATTCACCAACAGCATCTTGAATAACTTGGAGACCATTCTGTCCCTCGGCTATTCTAGCTTGAAATGATGCGTTTCGTCCTAATAAGTTAGGATTTGAATATGACCAATTTGGTACTTCTGCCATTGTTTATTTTCCCCCCTTTTTCTTTATAGCTTTTATTAATCCACTATAATCTCTAGTTAATGCTTTAGACACTGCATCTGGTATTTGTGCTCCTTGTCTATCCATGGGAACCATTTCCTGTATTGATGGTGCTCCCGCATTTTGATTTAATGATGGTAGTCCCATAGCAGCTGCCAAAGAAGCTT